TTATACCGCCAGCACGGCTTCTTCCACAGCAACGGCTTTATAGCGCAACACATTCCAGTTTCCCTGCTCATCCTCCACCAAAGCCGAAAGGCTTTCGACCCAATCGCCCGAGTTTAGGTAATGAACATCCCCATAATGACAATTGGCCGGTGAGTGTATATGGCCGCATATCACGCCATTGCAATGCCGGTGCTTAGTCAGCTTCACCAGCTCTTTTTCAAAGTCGGAGATGTACGAAACCGCACTCTTCACCTTTTGCTTCATGTGTTGGGCCAGAGAAAAATAGGGTTTACCCCGTTTGATTCGGAAATAGTTATACACCCGGTTCAGATTAAGCAGCAAATTATACCCCACGTCGCCGATCATTGCCAGCCACCGCATATTGACGGTAACATTATCAAACACATCGCCGTGCAGCACAAAATAGCGCTTACCGTACGATTCCAACACATAATCTTTCACCACCTGAATATTGGGGAATGCAAACGGAACGATCTTATCCAGAAAATCGTCGTGATTGCCCCGCACATAGATCACATCGGTATGCTCTTTCACAATTTTTGAAATCACCTTTTTAATAAACTGGGTATTGGTTTCGCTCCAATATTTCTGCGATTTACGCAACTGCCAGCCGTCGATAATATCCCCGTTCAGGATCAGCTTGCTACACGAAAAAGCCGACAAAAAACTCAGCACCTCGTCCACTTTGCTGTACTTCGATCCCAGGTGAATGTCGGAAAGAATAATCGTCCGGTAACTGGTTTTTACAACCGGATCACCGCATCCATCCACCATTTGAAAGTCTCTGTTCAATTCCAATGTACAATTCAATTTATGTTCTTCAGTTTATAAAACATTGATATACAACATCAATCAACGTCATTAATTTCAGGTTAAAAATAACGCAGCAATATTGCGTTTTTGTTGCATTCTCATTACCATACCATTACCTTGCATTGTAACTTCAGATCGAAAAAGAGAACTATATTTTTTCTTTTTCCGACAAAAAAACTATTGGCAAAAAGGAAAAAAGATATTACCTTTGCACCACAATTGAGCGGGGTGTAGCTCAGCCCGGTTTAGAGTACGCGTCTGGGGGGCGTGTGGTCGCAAGTTCGAATCTTGTCACCCCGACTTAAATTAAAAGTCCTGTATTTCAACTTATTACCGTTGTATACAGGACTTTTTTATTTATCAATATATTCACTTTCAGAACATCAAAATGCAAAATATTGGGCATATTTGAGCACTTTTGAGAAAGTAAACTTGCAAAAAACTTGTAAGCAACCTGAAATATCATGGCTTCAATAAAGATTTCACTTGATAAACGAACCACCAATTTACAAGGGCAAAACCCCGTTAGATTGTCTTTCTGTATCAATAGCAAAACAGCTTATTATAGCTTTAACGTATTTGCATTTGAAAAGGACTGGGATAAAACTAACTTCAACGTATTGCCTACAGACAAGAAATACAAATTGAAAAATAAACTTATTGAGGATGTTTACGATGAAGCCGAAAAATTTATATCTGATCTATTTCAACGTGGCAGGCTTAATGAAGATGCTTACAAAGTTCGTGACTTATTTGCAAACAGAAATAGCATCGTTGATTTTCAATCTTATATGCAACTTTTCATCAATCGAAAAGCTGAAAGAACAAAAGAAATTTATGAGGCAACTAAAAACAAAATAGCAAAATACCACAGTAAAACACTATATTTCAACGACATAAATTTAGCTTGGCTAAATGAATTTGACAACAGAATGTCAGAGGATGGGAATGCTACTAATTCAAGAGCAATTCACTTTAGGAATATTCGAGCTATATTCAATGATGCCATTGACAATGAAATAATTAGTGCTGATCTGTATCCTTTTCGCAAATTCAAAATCAAAAAAGAATCAACCAGAAAAAGAGCCTTAATAACAAATCAAATGAGAAAGGTTCTTATATTTCGAGGAACCGAGCAACAGAATTGGGCAAGAGATGTATTCTTTTTGTCGTTCTACCTCATCGGAATCAATTCTAAAGACTTATTTCTAAATCCAACGATTGAAGACGGATACCTAACCTACAACCGGGCAAAAACAAAACGTCTTTATGAAATAAAGATCGAACAAGAAACGCAAAACCTCATCGATCAATTCAGAGGGAAACAGCACACTTTTTGTTTCTGTGAACAATTTCAACACAATCACTCATTTTATGTAAAATGCAACGATTATCTGAAAGAGATTGCCAACATATTGAATATCCCTCCGTTCACAATGTATGCAGCCAGACACACATGGGCCACCTTTGCTAGTCTATTAGAAATTCCAAAAGAGACCATATCTGCATCTCTGGGGCATGGTGGCAACTCTGTTACGGACATATACATATCTTTCGACCAAAAGAAGATAGACATTGCAAATAGACAGGTGATTGACTATCTATTGAAGGATATAAGGGAAATTAAAAAATTTAGATGGAAGCATAAAAAAAGGCAGCCTAAGCCGCCCCTCCCATAAGCCAGTACAAATATAAGAAAAAGCCCCTGCATTTCTGCAAGGGCTGTCGGTGTGAAACCAGTTGTCAAACGATAATTACACTACCGAACTAAGCTCTGTACCGATACGGTGAAAACCTTCGATTATTTTACGTCTTTGTTCCGGGCGTGGAGTTGTTTTGCCTGTAGCATAATGCCCCAACTGACGTTGATTAATACCTGTTACACGTGCTAGTGCGGCACGGGTTAGAATACCGTCAAAATGATGCAGAATAGCAGAGATCTGCATCACATAATCGAATTCATATTCTCGATTTTTTACGAAACCAGGCAGTTCATCACCATCGGCTATACATCCTTCTACATGAAATTCAAACGCTGATTCAAATTCGCTTTTTGCATCTTCGATAGTTTTTCCGGTAGCAAATACTGCACCGGCAATCAGCCCTGTACCTATCGTATAGTTGTCTCCGCTCCAGCTTATTAATACTTCTATCTTTTCCATACTATTCTGTTTTTTGCAGGGTGGTTATCGCCACCCTGCCTGTTTCCAAATGCTGTTCAAAATTTCCTGATCTACCGTTTCGTTAGGTTTTTGGTTTACCGTAACCTTTCCTGTTTTCTTAGGATGCTTGAATTGCCGATGACTGCCTCTTTGAGTATAAAGCTGCCATCCATCGGCCTCTAGCAGCTTAATCACCTCTTTTACTTTGTACTTTTTCATTCGTTGTATTTCTTATCGTTTGACTCTACAAAGATAGTATAAATACTACTATTGCGTACACATAAATACCAATAATACTACTATTTTATGTGTATTTAACAATAAAAAGCCACTTAATCTTATCAGACAAAGTGGCTTAATAAATACAAATCAATTGATTTTACATATACCTCAACATATCCGCCTATACAGCATAATATCTGTATACTCACTATTATAATTCATCTTTGTCTTCAGCTCCTTAATCACAGCTTCCCTGAACGGGTTGTCAAGTCCCAGATTTTTTTCCATCCAGTCGCAAAGTTCGATTATCTCTGATTTATTAGACGTAAAGTAAAAGTATGAGTGATGTTGCACTACCTGTAACACATCGAGGTAGTCGCTTAACTTCCAGTAATCGTCCTTGTTGTACGTTGATACGTCCGTGCTCAGGTATGGCGGGTCTACGAGGAACACAACGCCAGGCGTGTCTTTATAAAGTCTGTACAGTTCTTTGTAATCCATGTGCACCACCTCTACACCTTTCAGATAATCACTTGCAAGGGCATAACCATTTTTTCGGATGGTATTATACATGGTTTGCTTTGCCATCTCTTCAAATGATGTCGCGTAATTCATGCTAAACAGTAAGCTGCTCGATAGCGTTATGTAATCTACATATCCAGGTTCTTTTCCTATCCGATCAAGCACCTTAGCGCGTTGCTCATTGCTTATTTTTCTACCTAGTTCACAATCGGCCAACAACACCCGCAAATCGCTCAGGATAGCGTTTGTTTGTGCTATATTGGCAATTCTCAGCGTATAATTATCAAAGTCATTGTATATAACTTTCGCGTTGGGTAACGCTTGTTTGACCGTATGGGATAGCAAGCCACTGCCTCCGAACAAATCGACAAATACCTGTTTACCTTCAAACTCATTTAATGCGTATTTAAACGCCGTTAAAAACTTTCTTTTCTGCCCCTGAAAAGGCAGGGGGGCCTGTACATAGTTCATCATATATCTAAAAAAATTAATACCTTTGCAATCTCTCACAATGTAAAATAAAAGGTGCACGAACACCGACAAAGGCTTAATGGGCCTCTGGCGTGGTGTTCGTGCACCTTTATCATTATCCGGGGTGAGAGCCGGATGGTGGAGCTAGGGGCTTCGTTTTATCCCCTAATGATTATACACAAGTTCCTATTTATTACACTTGATACCAAATAGCCAAGCTAAAAACTTGTGTTTTACGGCCCACTCACTGGTACAGTTAATCCGTTCCATTTGCCGGGCATAAGCCGTAATGACAGATTCTTTGCTTTTTACGATAGTGTCCAGTCGTGCGCTTTTCTGTCGCTCTAACCTGATGACTCCGGACAATGAATTACTGAATGCCAATAGACTGTCATTCTCAGACTGAAGCCCGACGATGTATCGTTGTTTAGCTATTACCAAACTATCACATACCGGTAGTGTATGATGATGTTGGTAGTATGCTGACAAACTATCGTTAGCTGAACGTAGATTATTATTTTTCTGCCGGGAGATAACGAGATTTGCTGAATAAGTTGCTATCTGCCGGTTTTGCACAAGTAATAGACTATCCAAATGCGCGATCTTTTTACGCTGATCGGCGGTCGCGGTACTGTCGATCAGCGTCGATTTCCGGTCTGGAACCACTTTAATTGGTTTCCGATCACACTTGGAAAATAACGAAATCGCAACAACTACGGCTATAATACCGGCAAATACATACCCGATTATTTTAATTTGTCGTTCCATCTTGATTTGATTTTACGGTTTTTCTTTTTGCGAAATATGCCACAACAGCTGCAACAGCCAGCACATAGAATTGATACTTTGTGTACCAGTCCGGCATCATAGCTCCGGCAGTGGCCGAATTGATGACGGTTACCAGCGTGGGGACTCCGGCGGCAATACCGGCGATCCAGTTCCACACTTTCGGCGTTTGTGATATCAGCCGCTGAATTTCATTCTTGATTTTTTGAATAATTTTTTTCATAATCATATATCTTTTAATTCAACTGTTTTCCCAGCTAGTTCATGCGTACAGTCGCTCAGAAACTGTATTTTGCCATCAGTGATGAAAGAATGACACGCATGATTAGGCCACTGAACCAATACTGAAGGCGTAATTGTTGGCTTTTCAAAGTCTTTATTGAATCCCCAACAGTATCCGCGTGAAGCTTCAGAATCAGTTTCATTGTCAAAAATGAAATGTTCTTGCTTGCAGCCAGGACAATAGAATCCAAGTTCTCCATGATAGCCGCCATCTTTCGATGTAAATCGTTTAATCTTGGACATACTTACTCATTTATCAAATACCCTCGCGCTCCAGCCGTAGTAGTATTTTTTATTGGTCGGTCGGGATTTGGTCAACCGATAATACTTCAAAAGAGTTTCATACTTGTAAATCTTGATGAACTGTTCAGTTGTCATTACCGACCGCTGGTTGAGCTTGCAAATTGAATCCCGGAGTATTTTCACCGAATCCACTTTGGCCGGATGTTGAGCTATCGACATCATTGGCACAAGCAGTAGGATTAAAATCATCTTTTTCATGCGAGTAGATTTAGTTTTGTGATTAATTCATCCGACACTATACCGGTTCGTTTTAGCCCTACAATGTCCTCCGCACGAGCTATAGCCGGTGAGATCCCTTCTAATACTGCTTTGTCGACCAATAAATTCCCAATAACCTGTTGTTTTATGCTATCGCCATGTATCGGAGACCAGAACCGGCGGCGGTAAAAGTCCAAGATCATTGATCTGATGTTCAAATCAGCAGCTAATGAATTGGGAAATCCCGTCCGTTTCTTTGCTGCATCGACATACAACCAGATAGCCTCATTACCCCAGTTCTTCCTAGAGATACCTGCAATCGTTTCTCCACCGGCATCATCAGGGTCTTTTACATATCCACTTTTGCCGTATTTCTGTCGGTACCCTTCAGATTCCAGTACCGGATCAATAGCTAATTCAAAATTTGCCATTATTTTACCTCTCTTTCTTTTTTAAGACCAAATAATTTGATGAAATAACCCACACCTTGCAGGGATAAAATGTCATACAACAGACTTATAGCAATGTTGCCAGGCCATAATTGCTTGCCATTCTTCAAAACATTTAGGATGTAATATAGCGTAACTATTACCGTTGACCACTTCACCCCCACTGTCGTGAATACGCTATCGTGAAGATTTGTGCCGGTTGCAGAAATAAAGAATATCAATCCAAAAAAGTACCCAATTTGCAACACCGCATCAAATGCTTTCTTCATATTGAATTCTTTTTTATTTACCCTAATATCCGTCACAAAGCCAGTGATAAAATTGATCGTAAAACCTGTAAATAGGATAAACAAAGCATCTTCAAGAGGCAAGAATGCTGATACTAAGCCTGTGATTATAAATGACACAACGGCTTTCATAATGTCGTAAATATGCGTAATGAGCTCGTCCATATCTGTTTGATATTTTAGACGGGGATTCTTTTCACCCCCTTATTGATTACTGTTGATATACGCTCGCCTCTAAAGACTTCAGCCAACGTGTATTATTTCCAAAGTCTCCGAATTCGATAGTCTGAATATCTGCATCATTCAGCCATTTTCCAACGATAGGATACGGAGAATTAGTAGCATCACTATAATAGGTTTCATCGTAACTACTGCATCCGTTCATGTTTGCCCGGATAAAATAATATCCGTTTTCGAGATGGGTTATTACAATTTCCACTACCCCTCTAATATTACATGCCATGTAAACATCCGCTAATGCAAAATAGTTTTTTTTACCCCGGCACAAGCAAGTATTTGCCTGATCGTTATTAAACGAAAAACCAAGCATTGGTGTCGTCATTCCGTCATAGCAGAGTATAAAATCGAGCAAAATAGATAGTGATGTACATACCGGAATTTTAGGAATCGGAATAGATATTTTATTCAAGGCCGACCGCATCTGATACACTCCTGACCCTACGTCTGTTGGCTTAACTACAGTACCCGTAAATGGATTTGATAATGTGAAGGTATTGGCATCAAGAACCTGAATCGTATAATACATTCCGAAAACCTTATGAGTTGCATCCAAGTAGCTCAGAAATCCCGTGGGTAACATACCTCCGTTTTGTCTCAATTCTATGGCTGTGTTTGCTACAAAACCGTGATTGGCCTTTGTGAAAACTCCGGTAGACGTATTAACCGAAAATCCCGATTGCCATGGGGAAAGTTCATAGTCAGAACTTGAAAAACCTGACAGCAAATCTCCCATTTTTATTGATTTTCGCGGGAACTGTCCGCCTAAGTCCACTGCCGGTATTGCTTCTACTTTTGCAAAATGTTCAATGCTCATCAGACCATCATGCTCATCATCGGCCAACGTCAACGATTCACATACACTTCCAAATAAATATGAATTTGATACCGGTACTATGGGTCGAATAGAAAACACTCGCGGAGTTACCGCATTTACCTGCAAATTAGATTGTGGTATCACTCTAACACCGATAAACCTTTTAGTTGTTATATCTATTTTTAAGCCAGAAATTATGATTTCATTTTGAACCGGACCCGTGTAAGAATAAACAAGCTCCAAATCATCTTTTTCTGTTGATCCCGCATATATCTCCAACCCAATTGGGGTCTGGTTTGTCAATGAGTAGTAAAACATAGCGTCGATCTGCACATTTTCAACTCCGGGAAACACATTTAGATCATGATTGAAATCAGGCTTCAAACTATTAGTATTTGGAATAAAAAGCCACATTCCAAAATGAAACTTATCAATACTTGCCGTTGCACTTGCATCTGTCGGAGTTACTCTAAATGTTGACTTTGTACCGGAGATGGCAGTTAGTTTGCTTGAGTTACCCAGCATCATCATCCACAAATTACTATTTACAGAAAACACATTCGAGCTGTTCAAGGAGTTTCCAAACGATTCAACAAGAGGCAACAGACCAAATGTGGCATTTCTCACAAATTGCAACGAATTGAAAGCTGCATCCGCTTTTTGTACAGTCTTTGGTAAATTGCTAATTTTAACAAAGTCTTCTTTTGATAGCAAACCGTTTTGCGCAGCCGTGGCCAGTGCTTCAACGGTACCAAGTGCATCCCATCCTGAACCGGTATACGCATAGTTCATTCCGGTATCGGTAAGATTGTAAACATCGCCACTTGTTAGCCCGGTTTCTGGCAAAGCTGCATAATTGTCGACACTTCCTTTGAAACGGTAAACAGAGCTAACTTTATTATCTATCTCTGTTTTATTATATACGTCAGCCGAGTTAGCTTTCAAATCGATTTGCTCTTTAAGCAAGACCTCATTTTGCTGCCTTAACTTCGCCTCATCAGCCACACGTTGCTGAACATCTAATTGCATAGATGTGTTCTTTTGCTTAATGTAATTAGATGAAAACACCGTATCATCTGAAGTTTTGGCCTCATCAGATATTACATCATCAGATTTCACCATTACATCATTCAAAAGTTGAGTTTCAAACGCCTGATGCTTTCCGGCATCGATTTTGTTCTCCGCATTGGGAAAAATAACGGAGATCAAATAAGTAATTAATTGTTTTCTATTCATATTCTTGATATTGTCCAAGTTCCTTCAACACTTAGGTCTGCAATTTTCAAAAACGGTGTCCAATTTTTACGACTAAACAATGTACCATCTGCGCAAATGGTACCAAATTCAGCAATCGTTAAGTCATTAGCATCATTCGCACCTAGGGTAAACTGTATTGTCAAGCTGTTGGCTGTGCTCGTAAACCTTGATATTACTAGATCAACAGCGTCTGTTATAGCCACGTCATTCGATGTTGGAGCCGCCCCATTAGTTCCAGCCTGAATTTTTATAATATTCTTGCTGGCTGCACCTCCAAGCCCAGCAAATAAGGCTTTATATCCAGAATCAACTATCAAATTGTTTCTTTTTTCACAATGCGTTAATTTCCCGTGTAAAAAGAACTGAAGTTCTAATTCTCCATGTAACTGCATTCTTTCCATATTACCAAAGTTTAATTGTTTTGTTGATGGCCATATAGGGAGACATATTGTTATGAGATTTAACCTCAAGTTTATCATCAGATTTTTGGCCGCCGGTTCTGCCCGCATCCGGTTCTGATGATGATGAACCCATACGAGTCATATAATTGTTATCGCCATAAGTACTAGAATCATCTGTTGTTGGATGTTCTTCGGGATAATCGTGCAAAAAATGTTTGCCCGGATCACCTTTACGAAAGCCGTAATGCCAATGGTCTCGAAGAGGTGTTTCTTCATCTTTCAAAAGATGTGTTTCTTCTCCTCCAGTTTTACCTAGTTGAAAATTAGTCCCAGTATCTGGGTTTATACCCTGTTGAATAAAACCAGTACCCGGCTGTGCGTAAGGTATCTTAAACGTCCCTGCTGCAACATCAACACCATAAGGAGACTGATACCCCCCTAATGCCAAAAACAAATCATTATACTCCGTTATAGAGAAACTACTCCCATCACACAAGTGCCAACCTTCTGGAATGGTCGACTCTGGGCCGTACCATTCACCAGGAAAACCAGCTGGCAAATATTGTGCATCTAACAAAGTCCTATGTGTTTCCCTGGCTTTCGCTCCACTGATCTGTTTATTCCCATTCGTTGTAAACGTTGCATCTATTAGATCATGTAGAATTTTTTTTGTATTCATCGCTTTAAGAATTTAGAAAATCATCACTCCAGTCATCATTATAATCTCCCCCTGAAAGTGTCAGTGTATCGCTAATTTGTAATGTATCATCACTGACTTCAATGCCAAAATAAACCTCAACGAGAATACTACGCGCATTTTTATAGTAACCGATAAAGGATTTAAGCATGGTAAGACTGTTTTTACTTATTTTACCCAAGTCAGCAGGAGTTAGCTCTACGCTAAATGCACACCACACATTAGGGCCGCCAGGAACAATCGGAATGTTTTCTTTTATGCTTTTAGGAACAAAACCAATTATCGAACAAGCTTTATTTATTCCCCAGATCGTACCAATATTACGATGCAGCTGAATAGCATTCTTCAACAACTCACGTTGATCAGCTACTGTTGCACATTGATCAAAACCTTTGAATCCATCAACATCAAATTGTTTTGCCAACCATGGTAATGCAGATTTATCAACACAATCAATCAAATAAATCATCATCGGAGATAGATCTATGTTGTCAAATTGATTACTTATGATTTCATCAAAGCACCCTAGCCGACTATCAGCAACCGCCGATGCTATCAATTTTCTATCAGCCATTGTTGGATCCTGTTATATTAATTGTAATCCCTCCGGGAGTTAGTTTTGCTACCTGCCAAGGGTTCATTACTAAATTGCGACCGGAAAGTGATGCCCCCACAGGTAATATTGTTGCTGTCACATCATATACACCCTCAATTCGGCTAATCGATTCTATATAGGTTGCTACAATATCAAGTCCAAGAGCTTGCTGTTTTGCTTGTGCAAAATCATTCAAAATTGAATATAGAGAACTAATAAGATCACTACCTATCGTATCTGGTTTCTTCACTACATCAAGAGTCAATGAATATTTTTGCTCTGATGGTGTTTTTACGAATACGCTATCTGTCAACGGACGAATATTATTAGCCGTTAAAATATTCAATATTTTATCATTGATCGCTTTTGTTGGTAAAACTCCATTATCCAGCAATGAAAAAATGTGAACTTCACCAGGCTTCACCCAATAATCAGTATCTATTATCGGATCAACACCCTTATTTGGCACAATGCAAACCGCAAAGACCCCGTTTTTAATAACTGTATCACCGAATTTATATGCAACATCTGGATCATACGAGGCATAGTTAACTATTGGCATAAAATCATTAAACGTAGCTATTGCAACATCAGCAATGAGAGAGCTAGCTGATTTCGCCCAATAGATATAAGCATTTGTACTGCCTGCAACACTAAATTTCGATGTCGCTAATTTTACTCGTGCCCTCAACTCGTCATCTGTTTCTTCAGATGAACCGCCAGACGTAATATCTTTGTTGGATACTGACGATATATAAGCATAAGGATCCATCAATTCGGTTATTGCATTTACGGCATAATTGTTTCCCGAAGAACCTACAGTTTGACATGTTGCAGTTACTTCTACATAGTCAGTACCAACCGGCACAACCACATCATCATCCGTAGCAAAAATGACATTACCATCTTTCGATGCAACCCTAGTACCAAGAGGGATAGTTACAGCTAAATGCCCTGAAACGATATTGAATCCAAGAGTACATACGGCACCCTCAGCAGGTAGACGGGTAATATTAAATAAGGCGGCTATATAGTCAAGCACCGGTGCTATTGAAAAATCAACAAGCATAGACTTTCCAGCTTCATTGATTCTATTCATCGTCAATGTCTTGTGATATGCAATACAAGATGCAATAGCATATTCAGGTTGTGAAGGTTCTATTGTTTTACCTGTCAACAATTCAAAATCTACTAATATTTTAGATAATGTTGCTGCCGGATCAGCATCTACAAAAACAGGATTTGAAAGGGTCATATTAATTATACTGTTTTTCGTTATAAGCGTTTGAGTAATTTTTCATCGTAGTTGTAACTACTGTATTGGTCAAGTCTGAAAGTGTCAATGTCGCCTCAATAACTGTATTAGTAGGCTTATAGACACCTAATATATTCACCTTTATATTGTTGTTATCCCCGACTATTGGTTTTACCTGTGATATTGAACATCTTGTTTCCCATTTTTCCAGATCATTAATTACCTGTACCGAAAAAGAACCGCCAAAACTGTTATTGGGTTTGTCAAGATATTTATATACATCACTACCAAAGTCTGGCCGTAACGGATCACTTCCCGGTATTGTATGAAGAATGATATACCAACTTTGAGCTATATCATTTATGCCCTCTACCGATTTACCAAAAGAGTTAATATCTATTGAGCTATCACCATTCATTTTGTTGCCGTTATCGTTAATGTTCCAGTTATAGGATAAGAACCTGCCATTTGATCCTGTTTGATTGTTGCCGAATCAATACCCCTTTTAATCGCATCGGCCACCTTGTCGGCCAATTGTGTCGCAAACTGGTCTATTGCATCCTCTTGATCTCCTTTATAGTCCTTCAGTCCATTCAGGATGTTTTTTATATCGTTCTTTAGAGTTGTACTTGCTTCTATACTCATGGTTTGGATATTGGTTTTCCTGTTGGCCCTGTTGGGCTGGTATGTAAATGATCGATCAAACTTATCTTTCCGGATCCAGCAATAATATCACCAGTAACCGTTAGTTTAGTACAGTTAAATTCTAATTCTCTGTTCGGAGCATTAATTGTGATCTTCTTTGCATCAGCATCGTAATACACTGCTGTACCATCGCTAAACTGATAGCCTTCCGTATGTTCATTTACCCAGCTTGGAACCACCTCATCATCTGCAATAACACGGTGAAGCACTTCACCATCCTCTCCATTATCGTGCATTTCCACTGCTACCTGACAATTGATAGGCCACTTCTTCCACATCCTCATCGAATCGGGCAAGGTGAGCCATCCACTTGTTATACCAAGTTCATCAAAATATACTCTAGCCCTCCCGGTATCGAAATTTGTTTCAGAAATGATTCCGTATTTCAACATGTTCAATTATTTTCTTCATATTCATTTTCTTCCCCTAAACTATCATAAGCCATTGCGCTGGTTGATTTTTTAGGTTTAGATGTTCTTGGGATCCGTTTCGGTTTGGGAATTGTACCCGTTTTGCGAATTTCTAAGCTTGTTGTATATCCACCGTTTGAGTCTATGGTATGTGTTGATGTAGGAATATGATATTTACCACTAGCAGCACCAAAACCGGTTAAATCAAAATTATTTCCGGCCACCATTAATGGATCACCTGGAATAATAATATTTCCGGATTGCTTATATTTGTTTTTACCCCAAAGTCCACCTTTAACTTTTGCCTCAGCCTGACTAGCAGTACTTACACTCCCTGATACTATCAATTTTTCTTTTACGGTTGTACCCCATCCATCATAAGTATTATTGACAATTATTAATTTCCCTTTTTTTGGATTGCGCTGTCTTATCTCTGCTTGAGCATAAGTGTCAAATGTTTTCTCATTCAAATCATAACTTGAAATCTGGGTTTTATCAATCTCAGTAACGGATGCTACATTTTCAAGATCATAATAGCTGATAAATACCATTTTCAGACCCTTCACCGTAAACATAAAACCATACTCTTTTGCCAAGTCTGAAAGAAAAGCTAAATCGGTCTTGTTCTCTTGTGTTTTTCTATCAAGCCATATCTGCGACAACTTATTAGAGCCATCAATAAGTGTAAATCCATGTTTATGACAAAAGAATAGAGCTATTTGCTTCAAAGATTGCTCTTCAAATGCTTTATTATTCCGAGTTCTCAGAGCTTTGGAGATACCTGCCGATATAGCTTTAACAGTAATTTGATCTGGAGGGCCGGTTAATGTAATATCATCTACTTCAAAAAGACCGGTATCAATCTGCCTATCTTCATAACCTATATACAACTGTAATGTATCACCTGATGTTGGATACCAATCTTCAAACCAAACTCCAGACGTATTATCAAGTGTCAATTGAATTTCATCGGTTGCTTCCTCTTCGTGATCCGTATAAGTCACTTGTGATAAATACGGAGTAATCTTGACTGTAATATTATTTTTATTCCAAAATAGTACCACAGAGGCTTTTCTTGCTACTTCCATGGTGGTATTTGTGTTGTTAATATTGCAGAATCTGTATCATCCAGTATGGGAATAATTAGAATAGTACCATCAGGCAAAATTGTATCTATAGGAACTGCCGGATTAGCTTCTATCAAGGTCTTTATTCCAGACATTGAACCATACATTTGCCAGGCAACACTACTCCATGTTTCGCCCTGTCGAACCGTATAGTTAAAGCTGTCGGCCATATCGTTTTATTTTATCGAGCAAATCCTTTAACCGATACCCATAATCCTCATGATTGCATTTCTGACATTTTGCATAAAAGCAATTGAATCTACGAGGCTTACGATCAAATAATGTTGAAAAATCATAATCACCCCCACATTTACACTTAGGGGCATTATCCAAATCCATTTCTTCTATATAAAAATCTCCAAACATAATTTTCGTTGTTCTTATTCTCCACCCTCTCTACTTCCCATAAAAGCAGCCACCGGAGCATAACTTTTATTCATGTAATAAAGTGAATCGGTAAGTTTATTATTGGCCGTCAAAAGATCATTATAATTTTTAACCGTTGCAGCCGCTTTCACATCATCAAGAGCAGAATTGACCATTGTATACGAATTCCGCAAATTCAAGGCCCTATATGCTATTTTCTTTGTCGCACCTACTTTGGCATTGGCTGACACAATAGACGACTTAGCAGAAGTAGCAACAGATGCAATCTGCTTATATTTACCATCACTTGGGGTTGTGCTTTCTGCTATCTGCTTTTGGAGCTTTGACGAAGCTTGTGTGGCACTCAACATATCAGCATTAATAGAAGCCCCTATTGATTGTTTTGTCGCTACTGGTTCTTCTTTTACCGGATTCTGACTTACGAGAGCAGACCCGGTTTGTTTTATCATTGAAGCATTCGTATTATACTCCAATAGGTGAATCTGAATTGTTATCGATGTTTCATACCCATCATTCAAACAAGTTACTTTTGATTCCTGTAACGTTGTAATAACAAAACGACCATAATTTTTACCTGTGCCATCGACTAGATAGGATACGGTTCCGGCTTTTCGCATCGTTTGAAGCACGTTTACTTCTGTGCGTGGCGTACAAAAATCAATATGAAAGTAAGCCGTTAAGTCATGCTCGTCTAGTTTCTCACCAGTTCCTTGTACAACTGGTTTTGAAGCTATGATTGGAATCTGACCATAGTTAGTTTCAAAGCTACTCTCAAATGTTTGAGGCAACTTAATACCCTGAAAAGTAATATTTCCAAAAGTGAGGAACATCAACTAAATGATAAACGATTTTGATTTATACCCAACTGTTTTAAGAATCGCGCTATTTCATCCTTATGAGTATTCAATATTTTCATAAGATCTTGCTTAACCGTAGGAGAACCGCCATTAACGTGTATTGTTGGAGCATAGTGCAATGACGGTGTATTGGAAGCAGTTGTACGCTGAATATTTCCTGCCGGTACTATTGGAGAACGTAAAGCGGAAATTGCCTTTGATTGTGGTTTTTCCACTTTATTTTCTTGTGCATAAATATGACTGTAAACACCAGGCACTGATCGACCAAGAGCTACGGTATGTTTTACGGCTGTTTGTACGGCTGTAATTCCCGATAAATCCTTTACCCCTTGCAATGCAGTTTGTCCAGCAGCCGCAAACTTACCTTTGAAAAGTAAAGCAATTGCTTTTCCCATTGACCCCAATCCAGATATTACCCCCTTAATACGATCGATTACAAAATCTTTCACTATTTTACCGAACCCTTTGATAACTTCCCAGGATGCTTTTACTCCGGCCCGGAACCATGCAAATTTTTTCCATGCAAGTGTAATTGCAATAGATAGTCCTGCAATCCCAGCTATAATCCATATTATGGGGCATCCCAGAATGGAAGTATTAAGTAACCATTGACCAGCAGCAGCTAACTTTGAGCTTATATTCCAAGCACGTACTGCATCTTTCGCATACCAGAATTTCAATCTTAATGTATCAATCGTTCCTGTCGTAAGAGATGCTACAAGCCTAAATAAAGCTAGAGATGCTTTTGCTACATTGACAATAGTCATAATACCTTTGATTGCAAGACCAAAAGCAATAAAAACCAGTCCTCCAATAGTTATGTATTTTATTAAAGCTTGATGGGTACCAATAAAATCAACCAGCTGTTGTGCAAATTGTCCAGAGGCTATTTTACCGTTTTTCATAGCAGGAAGAAACGATTTACCAAGAGCCTCATTCACTCTCTTCCATTGTTGATTCATTAAATCTGTTGCTGAAGCTGTAGCTTCTGAAGCTCCTCCCACCTGACGTTCTACCGCTTTCAACAAATATTGCTGTGCGGCTGCCAATCCCTTTGTGGCGGCTATTTGCTTCACACCGACAACTTCATTTGCAGTTAAAGTCCCCATCTTTTTCAACGCTGTAGCCATGTGCATAGGGTCTTCTAAAGCCTTTCCAAGTAGTACTGCATTTTGTTCAGCTTCTCCAAAACCAATAGCAGCCATATCCTGAGCAGCTTTTGTGGCACGTGTAAACACACCTGACATCACGGCTGTTTTATTTGAAACATGCTGAAATGTTGCTAGTTTTGCCTGTGTAGTTTTTATTATTTCTGCATCTATTCCTGTTGCCAGTGAAAGTTTATCGGCAAATTTTTCCTGCTGCTTAGCAGCTTCTTTGACCACTCCGGAATCTCCCCACATGGACTTAAATACATGCTCCAGCCGCTTATTTGCTTTTATCTGCCTCCCGGCTTCTCCCATCGCACTATTAATACCAGCTACTATACCAGCACCACCGATAGCAGAAAACGTACCGTTTATTTTAGCCGCAGATTCTTCAAAGTTTTTTAATCTGGCTGATGATTTCTTCACAGCTTTATCAACAACCATAGACATCTTATCTACAGCCGACAGAACAAGCCCCAATTTCATTGCATCACCCATACCTTTTCAAGTTTCAAAATGAAAAGGGAGCATGTAAATCTTAATTTAAGATTAATCTCCCTTTTCATAACCTACTATTACAACTCGTTTTATATTATTCTGCTCTTCTTTGTGAATTTTTAATGCAGCCTGAAGACTTGATTCAAACAAATCAATATCAAGGTCAAAAATTTCATTTAACCCCGATCCGGTAAAGTGTGCCAACCACACTATATCATCGACCGGGATTAGACGTTTTTTAGATCATCTTCACTAACAAACATGGATGTAATCACCTCCAAGTCATCTTCTACCATATCGAGAATATCTTCCAAAACAACTGGAGCGTCATTAATGGTTATTTTAGCCGCAATAGTGGCGTAAGGAATTAAGTATTCTTTCCCTTTTGGCTGATTACTTGCAGCTACTAATTCACGAACTTTTACACCTACTTTTTTCTTAGCAAGTCGTCCATCAGACAACTGTACGGCATTGGGTAATGTATTTTCGGTTTCCATATTAAATTCCCAGATTATCCCGATATTTGGCTAGTTGATCTTCGCCTGCAATACGGAAAATATTGTTTAGCACATCAATTTCAATTATCTCTTGACCGTTAACCTCTTCTTTGATATATGTAATATCAAGTTTAGTTTGAAGGTCTGTATCTTCTTTAGCTTTGTAAGCTCCAGTACCGTGATTATTGCTTGTTCCACGCAGATAAACAACAACCGGTTGCTCATCGCTAATGGTTCCATCCTTGTAAATCTGTTTATTCGAGCGTACCATCAAATCGACAGACTTTCGAGGATTTGCACATGCTATCTGGACTTCATTTTCTGGATAGTTCCACTTTATTGTGGCCTCCAATTTTTCGACACCATTAAAAAAGGCCGGTGTACCGATCAAGCCGAGAGCTTTATACTCGCCCTTTGCATACTGAATTTCAGGCAGCGTTACTTCACTGGCTTGCCCATGTGTGGATGTTCCATTGATATACACATTGGCATCTTGTACTTTCGATATTATTAATGATCCCATTTTTATTGAAGATTAGAAAGTAATGAGCTATCCACCACCGTATCAAACGTAATGCGTTGTCCTGGTGTTGGGAAAAAGTATGTGTTGGTAAACACAATATGACCTTTTGCAAGTTCTTCGGTGCTGTTTTTTGCTTTGTCATAAGTGCATTTTGACCCTTCCAAACAGGCACCACGGGCAATCAGACTATTGAAGTATTGATTGACTGTTTGCTTAACATTGTCAATAAAGGCAGACACAATAGGTTTATCGAGATAATCCATCATTGCAAGTTCCACACTTTCATCAACAATGTCTTTTGATCGTTGACAACATTCAAATGCTAACGCATCTGTTTTGGATGGAAAACTAGCATTGTAATTTCCCCATTCTCGATAGTCTTGTCCATTATTATTGAAACAAGTAGTAATTCCGGCAGCATTCAAAATATTAGTCTGTGCGCTACCATCATTAATGGATGCCGTTAGTTTAGTTTCAAGGCCGGTCACAACCGAAATTGGCCAGTTACTTGCTGATACCCAGAATCCGCCCCCAGCTGTCCATGCAGTTGCATCTATCAAGGCTCTATTGGCAGCCGCATAAATAGAATACGGATGCAAAGCTGAATCTCCGGTATAATAAAGTTCAGGATAAAGCAACTTAGCTCGGCGAGACGTGTTAGCCCAAATGCCATCTGAGTTTCTTAATGCTAATGCACCAGAAACTGTAATACCGGTTGGAGCATCCAAATAAGCACATCCTCTGTAACTTTCAGCACTTGCAACCAAAGCCGTTGCAACACCGGCAATGCTTGAAAATCCTGGTGCAATCAAAATTTTCGGCTTAAACCCAAAAGTGGAAAAACATGTATCAAACACTTTCAAGCCGGTACGTGTATCTGTTGCCGAATCATAAGTGCCTACAAAATTATCAGCGGTCAGAGTTGCTGTTGGAATACCAACGGACACAACAAATACCGTTGCTCCCGTTTTTTTTGTGATTGCCCGGATAATACCAAGTGCTTCCGGGATCGTTCCGGTTTTACCGAATTGTGCATCATCAATTTCAGATACGCAAAGCTTCAGCTTATTAACATCTCCGGTTTCAGAGGTACCAATCAAGCCGATAACTGCTGTTTTAACGGTGTTAACCAGTGATACTGTCTGAGAGGTGATTGTTTCCACCCCATGAAGAAAATCACTCATTTTTATTTGATTTTAGTTGTTTTGTTATATGGCCTTTTCCCTCAAGAGCCTGTATATACGGATGCTCTTCAGGCAAATCAATTACGTCTCCTTGTTTACTGATATAATCCGATCCTTCAATCGAAAAAGCCAGAATAGTGTGGTTTGTTTTATAATTCGCCATTTTAGTTGAATGTTATTTTAGTTGAAGTTGGGCCAGTTTCTTGTGTTTGGTTTTCTACTCGTTTGAAACGAACCGAAAAAGACATATAGTAGTACCAATTATTGGGGCCGCCATTAACCCATCCATGCTTTGATGCTTGAATGCGTTCACATCCCATGAATCGATAGCCTATAAGTTGTTTTTGAATGTCTGAAATGATCTTATAAATACCATGATCTCCGCGACGTGATGCTGATCGAATTTCCAGTTCAAACATCATCGTCTCTCGCTGTATTACAAAATCAGATTGTTCAGTTTCTTCATAGTCACTTTGACCAGAAGAGACAAACACGCGGGGGCTCGTATATGCCTTTGCGAGTTCAGCCTCATTATCAGGCATCGGAACTGATTTATAAAGGCTGTTTTGAGAATTACCATCTTCATCTGGACGGTTCAGAATATTGACTATACAGTCTTCAAACTCCTCATAATTACCATGAAAATTCACCAAATCACTCATCAATCACCTCCTCACCGTATGCGATATATGTCTTCCCATCAAAACACTGTCTAACTTCACGAATTAAAAGGATATAGCCTTTCACACTAACCTTTTGAAGCGCACATTTATCTGTCAATGCTTTCAAACCTACAAAGTCAGTTTCGTAAAATTCAATAGAAAAATCATACGGACGATATTCTATCTTATCCTGCTCTCCAATCTTTATTGGATCGTTTGGGTTCTTAAAGAAAACATTTGCAGTAACAGTTGCCTTTGTGTCCGTCGATGTCCAAGTAGCGACATCGGCGAAAACGGTAGCCGTTGCACCGAAAGCCGCACGTTGGATGTCATCGAACAAAGCCATGTTAGTCGGCTTGAGCCATTATACCAGCTGTTTTTAGCTTGTCCAACAAAGCATTGAAATCAGCTTTTAATCCTGCTACGTCACTGGCTGAACTTGGAACTTGATTTGCAACTAGCGGGGTGGTATTGGGATTATCTACGATACAGCACTGAACTGTAGCATCATTACTCGCCGCACTGACATAAGCATATCCAAGCAGCATGTTTGTAGATGCTACTGAAGTAGCTACACCATTATTGGAATCCCAATATAACCTTGCCCCCTGATATAATGTAGCTCCAGCAACTTTTGGCAATTCAAAAACACCTTCAGTTTGAGCTACAATTACATCGCCGGTTTTGCCACCAGTTATAGCAATAGCAGTTTTCATTCCAACAATGACAACATCACCAGGAGAAACCGCACCAGTTAATGTTACTTGAATGCGTTCACCATCGCATATATAATTTTTCATCGTCTGTATGTTTTATGTGTGGGAGGTTCCCCTCCCACTTGTTAGTAATTAAGTTTATTCTCCGGCATTTTTATACCATCCGCGATAATCGATAGCTGCAACGCCAAATTCACCACGAACGGCAAATTTTACAGAGTCTGTATCGAAATCCTCTTCACGATTAGAGCGCAAACCATCCTGACCATCCAGATTTGCATAGTACAAACTGTCAATTGCATTCGGATCAGCAGACATATACCAAACTTTACCGCTCAAACGAGGTTCAACAATAAGAGTGAGACCCATTGAAGCCCAAACATTAACCTCGCCTGTATTGGTTGGAGCGATCACGGTCAGCAATTTGCGAGCAGCTATTTCATAATCCGGTGAAACAATCAACATCTTTGGCTGAACACGAATTTTACGGTTACCGTCAATATCTACCTGATTTTTGAAAGCAATCAAAGCGGACGTAAGAGTTGTGTCACTCAAAATATCGGCGGTTTCTGCAATATTTTTATGTTCAGTACTGAAGAAAGCCTTACCGTCATCCATCTTCACGTTGCCGGTAACCATTCCCCAAACAAGGTCTCCACGCTGAATATCCCAATCAAGAACAAATTTTTGCGGAATTCGTTCAAATGCACTCAAGTCATCATTGATAAGCATCTGACGAGTAAACAGTAATCCCTGTCCAAAAGATGCCACACGGATAGTCTGTTTTGCCTCTTCCAACTTGCCGTATTTGATTTCGGATCCTTCCGGCAATTCCTTGAAATTGTTTGAGCTACCTACTTTATACAATGTTTTTGCTTTGAAGTCAGTAACCGTTGTCTGACGAGCTATCTGACTCCAGTATTCTGGTGCATATCCGTACTCATTACGCAGCATTTTGTTTGCTACATTTTCAAGCAAATAAGGAAAATCACCTGTCGACATAGTACGATCACCACGAATAATCATCCGGGCCACTTCATCTTTCGATTTTCCACGAACATTGACACCACGCTCTGCCAGTATCTCTTTCCCAAGTTCCATAAGGGTCATACCTCGATATTCAGAGGCAATACCTTTATCGTCTTTGAAACTCCCAGGAGCGCAACGAAGCATAAGTGCTGATTCAATAGCCTCACCCTTCTTTTCAATAGCTTCTGTTCCAATTTGAGCGGTGCGGGTTTTCGGATCGCCTTTGGTAAATTCTTCAATAATCAATTGGCGTACTTCTTCAATAGGTTTACCCGATTGATACAATTCAATAGCACGTGTGTCTGACAATTTCGCCGATCTGGTGCTTTTCAATATTGCATCGAAACGGTTTTTCTCATCTGTAGATGCAGCACTTCTGATTTGCTCCACAGTCTGCGTAGGGGCTGGCTCTTGTACCGGAGGATTTGCCGAACGAATTTGATCTACCGTGCTCTCGGAGTTGTAGAACTCAACAGCTCTGGCATCGTCCAATTTAGCTGCACGACAAATCCCAAGAATTGCGTCCAAACGTACTTTTTCATCGTCCGACGCTTTGGCTCTGATTTCTTCTACTGTCATTTTTGTTTTGTTTTTACGTGAATAATTTTCAAGTGTGAAACTATGTGTTTGCTCTTTATCTCTGCTTTGGCTGTTAACATCGGCTGGGATTGGAGCTATTGCTACGTGATTAGGCTCCCAATCAATCATCCTATAGATTACTGTATTTGTTTCTAAATCCTCTTCCCTGGTTCCAGTATAAATCATGTATCCAACGGAAAAAGTGTTAAGAATGCCGTTTTTAATATCTGCTCTGGTTGCTTCTGTACATTGAGCACCTAATGTAACAGTGCCAACTAATGCGTTTTTGACAAATCTGCAATTACTTATTTTGCCCATTACATCTTCAGGCTTTACACGACCTGACCAATCCGGATGTGCATTTAGCAGGTTCAAACCTACATTCATTCTGTCTTGCCGAACATTTTCCGGTTTACAACTCAACACCTCATAGTAGTTTTCGTCATACCCAGTGCGAAATACTGGAGTTTCAGTAGCAAATGTGATGTCGAAAGTGCCAGTCTCTTCATTGAATGAATTAGACACTACAGCCGCACGACCATATTGCGTTCCAATCTTTATGTTCTTTTTGTCAGACATTTTCTGTTATTTTAGTTTCGGATGGTGCAAACTGCACCTCTCCAAATGTTATTCCCAATTCAGTTAACTTTGCACGTTCTCTTTTTATCTCTTCAAACACATCATCAGGATCATAGCCATCTTCACGAAGTATTTCGCTGATAGTTGTAAATCCCGCATTTACTTGTGCTATCCTGGCATTTGTTTCTTTGACCGGATCAAGTTGCTGTACTCGTGGTGCCGTCCAATCCATGGCATTGCAAGAAATATATGTGCTTTGTATTCCGGCCATAATAACCGCTCTCATAAACCAATCCCACACTTTCACGCATACCTGCGGAACCATCATGTTATACTGCAACTTCCTGAAACGTCCACTAACGTCAATTTTAGCCATTCTGCCACTAGTGAAGTTCACATTACTGTAGTCCATTGTCAGCATCTCGTATGTGATCTCATAAGCAGCCGCAATACCTTGTAGTATTTTTTTACTATACTCTCCATATCCTTCAGCTGCCGGTGGATCAGAAAACGTTATTTCTTCATCCGGAGCCAGATATTGAATTATCCCAGCCTCAATATGTTCAAGCTGATCCGGTTTATTACCATCTTCTCCGGCACCATTTTTAACAAAGGCTGAAAATGCGGCGGCTATTTTCTGACGGACTAACTGAGCATCTTCATAATCTGAAAAATCAGAGAGTTTCAAAAATGCAGAAACACCCATAGGAACACCACGAGACTGACCGGCTCGAAGAACTTCAAAAGGATGTATAATGTCGTCAATGCCTATCAGCTCCGAATTCATCTTTAAGCTAACGGCCATATCGTTTGGGTGCTGGCTCCAAACCCAATACCCTGTTATTTTTCCGTCGGCATTATATTGCACACCCAAACGACAATAACCATTATCATTAGCTCCATTACGTGTATGATCGAGCTGATCGGATTCCAATATTTGCAATTGAATAGGAATAGGATTATCTTGTGTAGGAATAATACGACGACGAATAATAAGACAATCGCCAGCTTCCACAATCTCGCGCATTATCAATTCCTGCAATCCATAAAATGTATTTTTGCCATCCCAATCACATGCGGTCGTTTCTGCCCACAATTTCCAAATTTTCTTGATAGCCTTAATCTGGTTTTTTGTCCCTACTGGAGTAGGACGAATGCCCTCGCCGATTACTGCTGAAGCAATAGCTCCTTGTGCCCGTTTTGCCCAGCCGTTATTTCTCACAAAATGTCGACTTCTATCACGTAGCTTTGTAAGTGCAGGCCCTATTTCATTATTTGGCCCGTTACTGTGAGCATTTTTCAATGATTTCATGCGCCTCCCATTGGAAGCTGCATCGTATGATCGTCTAAAAGCCAAACGTCTCAATCCGGTCTTAGGAGATACGAAAGCAATCCCACGATCAATCCAATTGATGTGCTTTTTAGATCCCCCTATCATATTCGACATATCTTCGACGATTGATTGTTTTCTTTTGTGCTTCTACTGGAAACAATTCAGCTTCCATTTCGGATTTCAGAGATCGCATTTCTGCAAGACTACGATATTGTACCTCTTTGTCTGCATACTTCACTGAAGTAGCTCCAAGAGCAATTGCCTCGCATAATTTTGTATATTGATCTATAGTGAAAGCCATGTTGTTTTTGTATGCAACAAAATTAAGGCGAGTAAAAATGTCGGAAAATACGTTTCGGTATAGTTTGGGGAAAGTTTGGGGAAAGTTTGGGGAGAGTTTGGGGAGAGTTTGGGGAGAGTTTCGGTATAAAAAAAGCCACATCTATATGACGTGGCTTATAAAATTGAATATGGCCTTAATTTTTTATGTATTTTCTAACGTTGTCAGATATTTATCTTCAATGGTTTTTATCTCGGCATCTGTACAGTTCACTGTGTCTGACATCCCCGGAACTGGCATAATAAACCGAAACCGAAGTCCACGAATAGTCTGATATGTCTCAAATAACTCTCCGTCCTCAATCCAGAAATGATGATGACGATTGTCTTTATTTAGCTTCTGTTGCATATATCTATTTATTAAATAATTATTGCTATTTTTGTCTCGGCAATAGTGCCAAATAATTATTAAAGTCAATACATTATGTCTTATAAAGAATTTATGTTTGATGTAATAGTCAGCGTACTTTCTCAGACAATATCAAATGCTATAATACTTTACTTAAATTACCTGGCTAATTGCTAATAGTTCAATGGAAGAATACCGCTTTAATAGCGGAGATGGCGGGTTCGAATCCCGCCTTTTTTTATATCCATCAGTCTACATTCACACTGCAATGCTTTGACTTTGGTTAAGTACCTCCTTTATTTTATGCAAGTTCCTATTTACGAGAGCGATTATCTTTTCGTGATATTGAGATGGAGCATTCTGCAATCCACGCGATTGTTCAATTTTCATTTTTGAAAGAGATACTTCGATAGTCTCGATCGGTTGATTGTTTATTCTGGCAGACAATATCAATGCGTCCTGATGACTATAATAATTGTTAGTAAAAACGCAATGATGTAGCGTGTCACCTTCTTTCATAAATTCTTGAACACTTTCAAGTACTTTGATTTTTATCTTACCATCACCAAAACAAATACCGAAAAAAGCTCCTTTTGTTTCGATATACTGTTTATTTGCTTCCTTTGCTCTTTCCCTCTTGGCATTCTCTGCTCTCCGGTTCTCAACCTCTCGCTTCTTAATCATATACCGGTCATGTTCTTGCTTTATATCCTTTGGGCATACATAATGAGAATTGTGCAGGTCTTTATTAAAATATGAAAGCAAATCAATGTAATCAATCCACATTTTTGCATCTTTCACGATATATTTATTTCTGATGCAAATTTTAATTGCAGGCCAGTATCCATCTCGCACATACTTCCTATCATAGAAAACACTCAAAAGATTGTATTGTTTTGATTTTAATAGGGTCTCAAATCTGGGGTTATCTGGTATTGTTTTGATTGCCTCCATAAACGTTAGCCCAGCCAAATGGCGATTGATGCCATGTTTTTTGTATTGATCTCTAAATACTGATTGTGGATGAAAAGCCTCGGTGTAAATATCATATTTTTTTGCATTCTCGTAATAACTGTGATAATCCTTACGAATAGACATATCCCCATTCCAGCTATCGCAATACCAATTAGCAGTATGATTTCTTGCAACTGTTTCATGCTTGCCATCTTCTCTTATCCAATGTTGTAGTATTTCCCAAGAAAAATACTTTGTTGGTTTGTCTGCTTTGTGATATGATTGTATTTCAAAATATCTGACTACCTGATATTCTCCTATTACCTGAGCATATCCGACATAAATATCTTGTTCAAAAGTTGTTTTTCTTGAATGCTCAATGCTTAATTTCTGACCACAATGGGGACAAACAGCATATTTGCGCTTAACCAGTTCAGAGGAAAACCGACCGCCACAGTCCATGCAGACTACACGACTCTTTGTTGCATATCCTTTATGCTGGAGGCAATCTACTTTTGCCCATTCCAAAATAAAATTTTCCTCGTAATGCAGTTCCTGGCTTTTTGCCATTACTTCAACCTGTAGTTTAGTTCTTGGTTTCATGGTCAAAACAAACTTGCTTGTTCAACATTAGATTCCTCTTTCTTGTGGGCTCTCTTAGAGGTAATCCTCGCTTTTTCTTTGGCAATCACTTCATTTATAGCCGCTTGTTTGGCAGCCTGAATATCTTCCTCTGCAAGTTCTACATGTTGATTCACAACAACACTACATTTTACAGGCTTTCCGATATCGATCTTTTCTTCATCATAATAGTGAATAGCCTGCCCAAATATTTCTTCATCGGTAAAACCATAGGCTCCGCTTGCCTTTACCCAGTTTAGAATGTAGGTGATACAGTCGTCAATGTTTTTTGATGGATTTGCCAACTTTTCAGCAAATGCGGGATCTTGCGAACCTATTCCCTGAAGATGTGCTTCGATTGTTTGTTTGAATGAGTTTGATGCTTTCATAATTAACTGATTGTTATATTTTTGAATTAAATAATTAATCCCAAATGCTTTCTATATTTCTTTTACGCCTTTCAATGTGTTTAGTTGGTTTTGACTCTTGTTGTACGTTTGGTTGGAAATCTACACATACATTTCCCATTCGTAACAATTGCTCCGGTTTCATCCTATCAAGGCCGATTATATTAGCCGCTGCACGAGCATATATGCGACAATCAAGAGGCTCATTTCGCTCATATACCTTTTTCCATTTATGTGTTTTGGGTATGTATTGTTCTCCGGTAAGCCCCTCGAAATATTTTTGATCGTATTGCAAAAAATGGCAATAACAAGGAGGATAACCACCTTCTGGCTTTGGTTCAAGCAAAAGCCAAGAATACAACTCGCCTTTCAAAAGAGAAACACCAACATTCCACTGCTTCAATCTCCCTATTTTTTTCCCGTTCCGATTATAGTCTACTTGACGTGGTGGTGCAACTGGTAATCCTAAACTATGCTGCCCCCTAATAGGAATTACACGACTGCTCGAGAAGCGACGGCAAAAAGCATGTACTTCAGTTGAATTATAACCTGTATCCACTGCCGTACGTTTAAGCGTCATCTCTACCCCATCTGCACGAACCCACGTCTCATTTACCACATTTTCTAGCTCTTGCCATACATCGGGCAAAGTAGTATTTCCAAGCAACACACGATAGTCAATTGAATAGCTTTGCTTATCAGCGCACCAACCAACAACCTCTAGTTCGATACGATCTTTCTGCACATCGACCCCAGCAGTCAAAAAACACACATTGTATGGGACTTCATTTGCCTTGTTATTTTCCAGTCTGCTTTTGTTCATTAGTTCTTCCCATCTCGGAGCCTCCCCGCTATCTTCATAAGCTTCGGCCAATGTAGTATTAACAAACGTCACCATTTTGAACGGATCCTCTTGTGCTTGTTCGTATTTCTTTGCTATCGCCGCCCATGACAGCCACCCAAGAGGAGAATAGAGTGAGTTTATATGAAATCCTATTGTTTCACTACTGATATTTTCTGGGGCATAAGAAACCCACGTACCAGAAGACAACATCTCTGATTTATGGCGTTCCTCTATCATTTCTCCACAATGAGCACATTGATATTTTGCCGATCTGGGATTACCCTGTTCCCATTTTAAGTTCTCAAACACTAATCGTTGATAGCCGCCACAGTGTGGGCATGGAACTTCGTAGTAGTTCTGATCGCTAGCATTAAACTCTTTCTCTATAACCGATGTACCTTTGCGCGTTGGTGTTGAGATAATGAATATCTTTTTCTTTGATGAATAAGTGTTTGTACGCTCTATTGCCAAATCAATAGGCGAACCTTCACCCCCCAAATCAAGAGGATAACCGTCAACTTCGTCCAACATCAGATTTCGCACAGGAATAGATCGCAGTCCGACCGGACTATTTGCACCGGCCATCAACAACAATCCACCTGGGAAACTCTTTTGCTCTACTGTATTTTCACTATTGCCATGCTTCTGTTGGGCAACCTTTGCCTTTAATGACGGGCAAGCTTCAATCATTGGCGCAATACGGATCTTGCTGTTTCGCTTCATCGTTCCATCTGTAGGCATTACCATAAGCGTAGCAGCAGGGCAACAATCAATGATATATCCTATCCAGTTACAACCGGCTTCTGTCCATCCAAGCTGTGTTCCCTTCATTCCAATTACTTTCTGATAGCTTGAAAAAGAACTAAGAGAATCCATTACTTTTTTCAAATATGGTGTGCGGCTTGTTCTCCATGGCCCGTGCTCACTAGCAGCCTCACGTGCTAGGTATCTATTTGCATCAGCCCATTCACTTACCGTTAGTAACGGTTCCGGCAATAATGCGTCATCAAATATTTTAGTTAATTCCCCCCACATGTAAACTCTAATTTTGTTTGATGATCTCTCATAAAGCAATATTCTTTTGTTGATAGTCCACTTGTCCACCAGTTCACCGCATCCTCTCCAGATTCAAAATGTTTTGAAAATGCACAGTCTGGATATTTATCTATAATTTTTTGTGCTGTGTTTATGTAAGCTTTTTTGATCTGAGGAAATCTTTCTAATTCACCTCTATGATGATATGCCATGGGGCAGCCAATACAACCTATTCGCGTTTGAGTTTTATACAAAGAACAAACCTGTATGCCTCGAATAGATAAGAACTGCCATACGTCTGAGTCTGACCAATCCAATATTGGAGAAAGTAAATTTTTATCACAGCCTTTCTTGCAATCAGAAGTAAATTCAATTCGTTTTGATCGATTCAGGCTTTCTGATTTTCTAATTCCAATAATTACCACAGAATTCAAACCTCTCTTTTCTTTGATATGTTCGCAGCAGAAACGAGATCGTCTTGTTGGTAAGCTTTTTTTCTTGATAATCAACTGAAACATTGTCATCTTAGGGCGTAACCAAACCACATCTGTATAATTTTCACGAATAAATAAAAGCAACTCCTTCGGGTCAACACTTGTCTTATAGAAATAAGCCTTAAATTTTACACCTGCCATCTTAGCCAGTTCATAGATTACCTGCGAGTCCTTACCACCTGAGAATGCTAGATGAAATCCCTCTTCGGAATACTTCAGTGCAAGATTTTCAGTTTTCTGAATCAGCTCAATTGAATGATTTATTTTTTCTTGAAGGGTCATTGTATTGTTATTGGCTCATCTTTCAATATTTCCGAACTTAATTTTGTTAGCATATCGCGTATAATCTTTTGAAAGTGCTGGTAGAACGCATCTCTATCACTTGACATTGCCAGTAGATTATCTGTTTCGCGATCTGGCAACGCCATAAAATTATCCCGGATCATTAGCCCTTTATCAGCAAGCTCCTTGTCTATAATATTCTTATCCACAAAGCGGCCTGTCTTAACTTTAAGATCAATCTCTAGTGCTTCGTTCTTCAATCGCTTTTCTTGAATCTGGTAATCTATCAATCTAGGATCATCACTATTGCGTTTTTGGCGGCTACGTTTGCTATGAGATTCAGATTCTCCACTTCCAGGTATAATTTCATCGGTTGCAGTATCCACATTTATAGTTTTCCGAAGCATGCCAATACTGTTGTCAATACATTCCTGCTTAGCAATGGAGACGATAATTTTAGGCTTCTTACCTGTATAGTCAACACCCTTAGAAATTTTACCCTGTTCGATGGCTCGACGTATAAGTTTTTCATTTACGCCAATCATCTCAGAGAATTTCAGTATGGATATTACGTTTTCGGACATATTATAAAATTCGGACATAAATTCGGACATGTCCGAATTTTGTATTTTACTTGTTTTTAATAGGTTGTTTCAATTTTAACATTTGAACACCCCTAAAATTCGGACATAAATTTTTGTTTGTATTTAGCGAGAAAATGGGGGTGCGGCTGCCTGCTTGCTATATGGGTTTACAGTACCTTTTCGTTTACAAGCTTCGATTGTTTTATTAAATCATCTGTCATTCCAGTCTCTTCTTTCCATTCTCTATATGATCGGAGTGTTATATTTATTTTTAGGTGTTTTCTCAAATTATGGATTTCAGACATGAAAGCAGAAATGTTATTAAATCCTTTTGGTAACTCCGCATTCGCTAGCATAATTATATATTTCTTATATCTTTTTTTAACTGCTCTTTTTTTCATATTCACTATTATCTAATTAATTTATCGACTCTACTTTGAAGCAATCCTCTTAACCTTTTGGGAGCTTGCTCTTGTATGTATAGCATCAGCCGTCTTTCAACTTCTTTCTTTTTCGCCATAGTAAAAGGTGATGCAGTTTTCATTTCAAATATTCTCGGCTTCTTTGATTTGGTGTAATCTGGCTTTGAGAATACATATCGTTTGCCTTGTCGATGACCGTGTGCCCATACCCCTACGTGACCGGATTTCATTTTCTTTACAAAGGCATGTCTTAACGTCTTTGTTTGTCCTGCCTTTATTTCTACCTGAACACCCCCTAACGTCGTTTCATATCCGACAAAGCCGCGTTTATTTTTATCCTTAAATCTGAATCCGGCCAACGGGACTGGCATATAACTGTATGATATTTCTGCATATAAACTCGATGGAGATGCACGTCTTGAAAGTCGAGCCATGCGAGAAAGATATTTGTTTGATACGGTATAGTCGGCCCGTATTTCTTTGCGAACCGTTGATAGAGATCGCCTAGCTGTATCGTTCAGTGAAATAGCCGTTACTTTTCTTATCTGCTGTGGAGATAATTGACGTTCAAATTCTTTTTGAATTTGTTCTATTGTCCTACGACCATCATACGTGACTGCTACTTTTATCATCTGTATATCTATCGTTTAATAGTTTGAAAATGGGATCATTTCGCAATTTATCGCTAAAGGCAGATATATACCTCCACACCTGTTTGTATGGTATCCCGGTAGAACGGGAAACTATGTTGTAGTCAGGCACTAAAGAATAAGTATGATAGCACAACAAGATGCGGGCATTAATTACATCTCGTCGGCTATTGGACGATGTAATTTCTTCTGGGTCTACAAATGTCACTTTGCAAACAGATTGCAGTATATTTTTATATCCTTCTATCATTTTGATATGTTTTCTTATTTTACATTTTCAGCATTTACGACCATATTTCCTGACTTTTTGTAATATTTATATTCTTCAAATGACATACATCCGGGAATTTTATCAAGAAGATTTGTACGATCATTTTTATATTGTTCAGCTTCATGTATGCTTTGCTTCATAGCTTCACAAGCCCGGATAGATACATACTCATTAAGCCAATTCATCACAACCAAACCATCGATTCTATAGATTTGCCCTCCTATTTTACCTTTCTTGACTAGATTGAAACATAACTTATAATCATCGATCTTCAATGTAACAAAATCATCATCATTCAATATCAGATCAGCCGTTTGTGCTACTTGAATAGCTGACATGCTTTGTCCAGTGTTAAAGAAATTGATCACATCTGTCAACATGAGCACCATTAATGCACGTGCTTTTGCCTCACTTGTATGTGCCCTAAAATAAGCTATGCTGCATGTATTGCTCAAAAAAACCTGTTCAAATTTATTGGCCGGGAGATTGTAATAGAACTCGCTCGGCGAGATTTGCAAGATCTGCACGATCTCTTCTCGCGTGATCGGCATTTGTCCTGATTGTAGTGGTAGTGTTTCCATTTGTCATTGCTTTTATTGGTTGTCTCTCTATTTCCCAACGCCTTTGATTAATCCATGTTGTCAAGTTAGCAAAAGGGGGAACCCAAATCCGATTATCCTTGTTTACTGATTTATTTACATCTTCTGCTTCACGGTGCCATTCCTTTTCAAGTTCAATAGCTTGTTTAAGTAGCGGCAACACGTCTTTCCAGTCTTTATGCTTTTTCTGGAAATTTTCAAATTCAGTTTTAACGCCGCGCTTAGTTCCCGGATAACTTTTTTGAAACTCAGAAAATATGACAAAGGAAGCTTGTACCTCATCTTTCCCCTCAGACTCCCCTATCTGGTTACCATTACCTATACCATTACCTATACCATTACCTATACCTGTGGGGCTTTGAAGCCCCTTAAAAGCCCCTTCTTTTTTTCCTTCAATAAATTCAACTATACTGTTTATGTCTAACGATATATTAAATTTTGAAGCATATAATTCAAACCTTTTTAATATTCCCTGATGAGCTTTATTATTGGGGTTAAGTGGCAAATTTTTTTGATGTTTCAAAAAATTACGTATATAAACACAATCTTTTGTTTCTGACCACAATAAGCCCCTTGCAAGCCCCTTAAAAGCCCCTTCGATGTCGCTTTGTTTACAGCCAATTTCGTTAGCGAAAATTCGTGGTGTATATTCTATAAATCCGGCGATATCGCAGTTGTCGCGCAAATAAATAAACGTTAATTTTTCAATTGGCCGCAACTCTGAGAACCAGGCATCATGCCATTGCTCTGTACTTGTAAATCTGTAAGCCATTTTGTTGTAATTAGTAGGTGATTGTAAAAATTGTAATGATTACAAAATTTACAATTTGCATAGTTCTTACCTCATCTTTTCGGATAAGGCCTGCTTTGCGAAATTCCTATCTCTTTGAGAGTCATATCTAATTCAGCATCACGATCTGTCAACGTACCCGCCATTGCTTTTACCTCATCAGGGGTCAATTGTTCTTTAATGCTATTGGGGATCGCCTTCAGGTATTCAACTTGTGTCTTTGCAACGTCAATCACAACATTGCACTGGTTTCTAATTTCGGCAGCCGTTTTAACGTCAATTTGTTTTTCTTTCAGCAATCGTATAGTGTCCATAGCCTCAAGTCGGACATCTACCATTGTCATTCCGGTATTAACTGTTTTCATTGTGTAGTAGTAGTTTATTGATTTGTCTGTTTAATGCTCCTTTTGCTTGAATTGCCAATTGCACATCCTTCGGGTATCTAGCCATAAATGAGTTCTCTGTTTTCAACTGATCCGCTCGACTAATTAGGTAAAGATTGTCTATGTGGCAATTTTGACGGTTACCATCTTTGAATTGAACATTGTAACCATGAGGTATAGTACCATACTTTTGTTCCCAAACAAGACGGTGTTTTAATTTGAATGTTTTAGGTTCTGCAATCTTGACCTCAACATAACCCTCAACATTAACTCTTTCATAACCAACATTTTTGTGATTATGTGGCATTTGTCCTTTTTTGAATTGAGTGATCCGCATTCTATCTATGGCTTCTTGAGTCATATAGTCAGAAGGCTTCTTGCCTTTATTTGGTGGAATATCACCCTTCTTTATCCAAAATTTTTTTGCGGGATGATCTGCCCTAAACATATTCTTTCTAGCTGTTTCTCGAATAAAATCTTTGTTTTTTTTCCAACCTAACCTATTTGCAAGATTACTAATCCGAGAATAGCTACAATTAAATTGCTTAGCCAAATCTTCAGTTAGATTACAAGGAAATAATTGTTTTATTTGTTCTACTTGCTCTTCTGATAATGGGTATTTCGTTGCACTCATTATATTGATATATAGTACATAAAACTATTACACGTTTCGTCTCTTCTTATTTTGCCACTATCGAGCAGATTTTGTATAGCCTCAGCAAAATATGGCCGGTTTCGCATCTCAATTCGATTGTATATCTCCAGCGACATTGCGCCTCCTGGTTCTATCTTTCCGGCTTTCATCTGTTCAATTGAAGTAATGATGGTGAGAATTTCAAGAACCGGTGTCATAATCTTCAGGTAATGGCAATTCTTTGCCGGTTTCTACATCATACAAATGAGGCGTACCCCATGTGTAAAGATTCCCCCTATCCTTGCATACTCCGTTTTTGCCGTTACGTGGTTCATAGCCGCCACAATTTTTTTTAGTACAAATTGTACGTTTTTCGGCTTCATTTATTTCCTTGCACCAAATAAACTCCTTTTCCAATTTATCCGGGATTGCTTCATATACCAAGATGGTTTTCAACCCATCTTCCTTAGCTTCGGCAATTAAATCACCCAATGAGGATGCCGGGCCGTCTGAATCTTCGTTCTTGAAGTAAAATATTTGCTTTTTCATAATATCAAAGTCTTCCTTTGTTTACTTTGTCTATAATGTCGTCAATAACATTATCTGGTATTTCATTTGTGCTGGAAATAGCTGACTGATCCGCAAATTCCAAGACAGCCAACGCTTGACGACGAGTCATTAGTTTACCCCTATGTTCAAATGAAACAGGGTGACCTTTTCTTAGGTGTGTCAAAGCACCTTTTACATCTGCCTCCATAATCTCACCTTTTTTCAAATAATGTTTCAGCGCATTTGCCGCAAATTCCGTTAATTGCTACCAGAGGATGACGTTTTCCGCAATGCGGGCATTTCGTTTTATCCTCATCCATATTTTTTAGATAAGTTTGTACCTCATCTATAAACTCTTCAATAGAGTGACAGACCACATATCTATTTTTGTGCTTTGCAGCCTGTTTCTGCCATTCTATTTGTTTCTCCGTCTGTTTGCCTTTTGGTTGCTTCATTTCAACACACAGAGCGTTAAATTCACCATTTCCGACTAACAATATCAGATCGGACACTCCGGCCAGCACTCCCTGACGTTTCAGGTTCTCAGCTTCTTTTGTGTTTCGGCTTCCCCCATTTGGCACGGCAAACAACATCGCAGCATAATTCTGGTACTGGTACCTGAACCACCTAACACAAGCCTCTTGTATATCTGCTTCGAGATGTCTCATGTGATTAATCCGCACTATCATCTATTTCATCAAAATCACAAACATCCATTGTTATTTTCGATTTTGAAATAAGAAGATTTACTAAATAACAGTCAAATGGGTTGCTCAAGTTCGTTGCCGGTTGCTCAAGTTCTACCCTTTGTTCATTCACAAGAAAGGAAACTTTAGATTTTCCTCTACCATAAGGCATACTTAAAAGTTTATATTTACCAGTTTCCGGATAAGTATCTTTATGTAATGTAAATTCATATTTTTGGCCATCACAAGTCAATGAAACATTCAACCACTCGTGAAAATCATTTTTATCCACATTACAATAAAAATCAATATTATTAGAAAAAGCAGCTTTGAATTCTTTTAGAATATCAGAGAACTTAACGTCTCCGTCTATTCGACAAATAGCATTTGTAAGCATTGGCAAATATGATAATGCTATACTGTTGGCGGCAATGGCATTTACTTCTGCTTGTACAGCCTCATTAATCATCTTTACAACATCCGGCAGTTGAAAAGGCCATTCAATAGATTTTGATTCAAGATGTTCTCTCAATTGTTTTTTGAATGGACTATTGTATCCGTTGTAATACTCAGATATAACATCCTTAGCAGCTTTCATTGCCGCTTTTTTAGTCTCTGCATTCAACTCCTCTACATTCAACTCTGGAATGTCAAGTGTAATTTTATTTGTTGGCATTGTAATAGTAGTTTGTGGTTATTAAAACCCGTATTCTGGGTGTTTTGCTGCACTTATATTCAAAAGAGGCTTCCATTCTGTAGTGGCCGTATCGAAAGTATGATCTTTCATAATGCCCTCAACGCTATCGTACTCTTTATAAACAGTTGCTGATAGATTACCTGCAAAAGGTTTCTTTGAAAGGATGCTTTTTATAGTAAAATCTCTATTTTCAGGCTTTGGTTCTTGCCATACATCCTCTTCATTAAGTCCTTTGACGATCATTCTAAAGAAGTATTTACCTTCTCCGATATACTTTCTTTCTAATAAAAAATTAGTACTGCAATGTTGGTGTGTAGTTGCCATAATTGTTGTTTTAGTAGGTTATTAAACTCTTTTCATTACTATTAAATTCCCGACTCTTACCGGTGTTTTACCCTCATCCATCTTCTTTGCCTTTTTGAGCATTTCCAGATCAGTTTCCCGATCTTGTTTAAGAGACGGTTTCTTTTTTCTCGGAGCACCTTCAGAGGTATAAATATCATTTCTTCGAGCCATTGCGCTTTGATGTAATATGATTCATTATTACAGATAGCAGCTCGTCGCTATCATCGCCAAATGCACAAGCGGCATCATATTTCAATGCCTCATCGGCAAATCTTCGCATATTTCCGGCAGCTCGTTTTATGGTAATGATATTTTGCTTGTCGTTGAATCGAAAAGCTCCAGCTTTCTTTAGATTTTCCTCAACACGCAGACAAAGCGTTTCTTGTATGTCGGAAAGGACATACATCAGATTTATATCTGTTGAGACCTCAGCAGGATTGACACCTGCTTTTTCAAGCTGTCGAAGTGATGAATCAGTCATGATGTAGTTTTTTATAAAAGTTCTTTGTTGTCCTGGTAATTACCAACAACCTCAGCGGTAAATGGCAAAGGCATACTGCATTTATTATTTTTTGCAACGAGTTGGCAGGTGTATGAATTTATCAACACATGGAAAATGGCGTTATGATCCTCAATAAAAACCAGCGACCCACCTTTGGTAAGTACATTTCCGATGTAGAAAGAAGCATAAATAGGTTTTCCGGATTTATCCTGCATATCTAAGCATATACCCAGCGTGGACGGTTTCACGGTGTGCCAGGCATCTTTGTCATTCTCGTGCGACACAATGAAATGCTTATTATAATCGGCACGCCAGATATAGTCTCCAATTACCCATTCGCCTCCGTTGATTGGTTTTGCTCTGAATGTCATATTCTTTGCGTTAAAAAAGAATATTCATAATCAAACATCTCAAGACGGGTCTCAACCTGCTTTTCTATCTGATGCCAATCTGATACAAATCCGAGAGCTTTGTCATCTATCAAGATGTCGTAGTATATTTTTCGGCCAGTATCACCATATTTAGCAATATTCGCCGGATGCCCTTCATTGAAAGCATGAAACCGGAGACCCTCATCATTCAAAAAATCAACCGCGTCTCTAGCCTCTTTACCTGTGCGGCAACTCCAAATAATGATGTAATGACCCGCTGCATACAGTTTGTTGATTACTTCTTTTGCATAAGGTAAAAGTGTCCCTATTTTAGGATGATCTTCAAAAACAATAGTTCCGTCAAAATCAATGGCTATAATCATACTCTTTCGCTTTAATTTTTTGACGACATGATCTATCGCAATACCAACTAATCTGGGGTGTGGTGGCTCAATTTTGGCACCACGTCGCCACTTATTATAGGTTTCAAGAATTGAACTCGCTTTGTCGTCCGTCATTACATTCAATTTATAGCCAGAACCCGAAAGGATTCAAAAGCCTGTTATTTTGCATTAATAAAAACATGTCCTTGTTTTCCGGCCTCATCCAGAAACGATCATGCCAAAGCATCAAAGCTTTGAATTTGCGCATTAAAGTGTTTTTCTTTTGTTTCATAAGGCTTTTTATAAAAGAGATGCGACGGTATTGCCGCATCTCTCAAAAGTGTCTGGATACCCTTTAACTAAGTTCCTCACCAGTACGTTGTCGTTGCTTAGCGATTCAAAACCTTCTTGCTGTTTTGACGTGCATCCGGCCTACAAGAGCCGCCGGGTATTAACCGGAATCATCAATGGTTTGTGGAGATAGTCGGACTCAAACCGGCACCAATTTCCGCTTTACGCTATTACAGCCACGTTGACATTATGGACGTATGTTGTGCACTAACATACTGCTCTATCATTTTAGCCATATCTCCGTTTTGCCGGTCTTTCCCGGCTGCCTTAGGTTTTCCCTTCTACCATCGGTTCTGTACCACATCACCGAAAACAAGGCGTGTTGCCGCTATTTCCCGGCTGCCAACTAACACTATTTACTGTAGTTCGTCGTTTAGGTAGTGTGTAGATTTGGCGGTAATCCGCCCCTAATCATTGTCATCTCCAGCTTTTGACAATGCGTTCACTTTTGCTGGGTGGTGCCTGACCTCGGAATCGAACCGAAAACTAAGGTGCTACCTTCGTTATACCATTTCACTAATCAGGCGATTTGCCGGGCGGGAGAAATAACAATAAACATCAACATTCAATCCCTAATGAGCACAAACAAACACTCCCGCCCGGACTTTCTCAGATTTTGGTTAGTGAAACAGGCTATTTTACCGGATATGAAAAACTGTTTGATCCCCCGAATATGATTGACACATTGGCATGGTCTTTTATAAGCTCTACTTTCTCTTTTTCAATCTCAAGTTGTCGGAGGTGTAAGTATTGTTCGACAGACATCCCCATTTGAGATTGGTACGCCTTGTCCGCGATGGCTTTGTTGATCTCTGCTTGCTTACGAGCAAGCTCAGCGTTTGCACGGGCTGTCTGAGTTAGGATACCTTGATTTTGCGCTGCTGTATTCTTTGTTTCTGCCAGCACTTCATCCGGTGGAGTAACGGCCCCAATTGAAACGCCCAACATGTTAACCGGAATCTTTAAGATTTTTGCATAGGAGGAGATACCATCAAATAGATCGGTTTCCAATTTTGAAGAAATTTCGCGCTTGCTGGATAGATCAAACATTTTGTAAGCACTTGCCTTGTCCCTGACCATCGTCCTAAATGCTGCCTGCAAGTTGTTTTGGTACCAGTTTAATCCAAATTTTTGATAAAGGATAGGACTATTACCCTTTTGTATCTGAAGCTTCAAATACACATCAAAACTTACCGGATTATTGTCTGCGGTAATCATGTTCTTGAACTCTTCTGTCATAGTTACCGGTGTAATAGTAAACTCATAGTGATCCGTAGTAGCCGCACACCATGTTGCTCCTGTCGATATTGGAGATGATTCTACACCCCCATGTCCAAAGAACCATGGCTTATAGACTAAAACACTTTCTTGATCTGCATTTGGCTTTACCCGATAGCAGCTGGTCAATACGGCAAGTAAAATACTTGCAAGAATAATTTTTTTCATACATTAAAAGTTGATAATTAAAAACTTAAACACTCGCTTCTTTCTCTGTCTCTGACTCTTCAGATGAACCATCATATTTGTAGATGTCAATAATATCCGTTTCCTTAATTGTCACAATCTTCCAATCTGATAGCGTTGTACTCAGTCTATCAATAAGCAAATCTGTTGCTTCTTTGAAAGACGAAGCCTGTACCATCATCGCAACCGGATGTAGCTTTTCAATTCCTTTTTCCTCATCCAGAGTAATAAAGTTGACTTTTGCTCGGTACCATCGATCACCGGAGGGATTTTCAAATAGTTCCGCAATATGAGCCCTGCGAATATTACTCACCGTAAAATCACCACTTATAAATGGCTTTATCTCTTCTGTGATACGCGCTTCAGCTTCGGTAAACGAAAGTGCATCCACCAAATAGGGTTCAACAACTCTTTTAGGCAAACCGTCTTCACCGGTCTTCTCATACTTAATTTTACATTCAAACCATGTATTCATAGCTGCATTTATTTGTGCCTTTCGGCGGTTTATTAGTTTATTCAAACGGTCGATTTCTTCTTTATACGATTGATTTAGTATTGTCAACTCCTCAACCTGCTGTTTATAGAGATCACGCTCTGATTCAGTTTGCGACAGGTGCTTATATTTAGACTCAAACGTCTTTTGTTGCATAGTGCACCACTGTCCAGTTTTCAACCTCAACCGAGTATCTTTTTCTGAACTTTCATGCTGATTGAATATATCAATCTGTATTGGAGTATTCGGACTGGCCATCGATCTCAATTAATTAAAAACCCCAGTGGCCCAGCATACCGATATGGCCATTGCCACAATCAAACCAATGACATAGGTTATAGGGTCATCTATCATCTTCTTTACAAAATTGTTCATCTCAAAGATTTATTTAAGGCCCTTCTTATTCTACCATCTTTATGTAGCTCAAGTCGCTCCATGTAAGTATCTAGGTCAATACGATCATATACAACTTTTCTCCCCAATAAACGATAAGGTATATGTCTCAGCTCTCTTGCTTCAAACAATGTACGTCTACTCAATGAAGTATATGTACAAGCCTCATCTTCACTCATCCAACGTTTTTGCGATATGTCAATAATTACAGATGATGCCATGTTATGCTATTATTTCAATTTCATTTTCTTGCCGTCTGGAGCGTCTATGCCTCATCAACATATCATCACTATGAAAAGTCAAATCAAACACAAAAAGTAAAAGCAAGCCGAATGCCATGATACTACGTCTCATATCATTCAAATCAACATTTAATTTCAGATACTTAATCAACCACCATGCTGTTAGCTCATTCATTTTTCCGAGACCAGTTTTCTCATAAATATGCTTTACTGTAGTCTCAACAGTTCCAGTACTGATTTTCAATAAATCGGCTACTTCTTTCTTTGCAAGTCCGGTGGAGATCAAACCGGCAATTTGGTTTTCTCTGGGTGTCAGTTCAGGAGTAGGTTCCATTATCGTAAGTTATTTAGATTGATTCGGCCAGCGAATTGACATATGATAAATACCAAACAAGGCATTAATTTTTATAGCCTCTGAATATCTAGGTTCCCATTTTTCGTTGTTCAACTTTTGGTAAATTGCCATATCAGTAGTCACCCCTAAAATGGTCATAATTGTCTCTCTAACTTTTCGCTGCTCAATGGCAGGAAGATTGTCATAAGCCTCTTTGAATGTGTACTGTCTTGTTTCCATATACCTTTTTTTGGGTATTGTGTTCGGTAAATAATTTGTTTACCTTTGCAAAGGTTTAATTTGATAATGCAAAGATATAGGATTTTTCCTGTATCACGACATGACAATACTGGATATTTCCTATATTTAATGTCTTTTAACATGCCACGTAGTAAGCTACAGTTATCAAAGCCTACAATCAACATTAAAAGCATATAGGATATTTCCAACATACCAGTATGAATGGAGCTGACATTATAGATTTTATTCTTACCTTCCTTAATCTTAAAGCACCAACTCTTGCTAAGAATATAGGTGTTGAATATCAGAGAATTTATGATATTCAAAGAGGTAGAACAAAAAAACTATCTGGCAATGTTGCAAAAGCAATAAAATCAACATATCCTCAATTTATGATGGATTGGCTTCTTACAGGGGAAGGATCCATCTTTGAGGGAGAAGAAGAGCACACAAAAGCATCCCTTGATTTTGTGCAAAAGAACCCTGAATTTCTTAAAGAAAATCAGAGCAACAATACAGACAACGCACTAATACAGGACTATATAGATTCACTCAAAGAGACAATCTCATTTCAACGGGAAGAAATCAAAAGACTGAACTCTATGCTTGAGAGTTCAATTCAAAATAAAAAAGAGGATGCACCGAATGTAGGGGTTGCAGATGCCGTATAG